GGCCACCACGTACATGCGGTTCTTGGTGTCCCTCGCGGCCGTCAGCTGGACCTGCGCCATCTTCGCCTGGACGATCTCCCGGTCCTGCTCGCTCATCTTGGCCAGCAGCGCGGTGTACTCGCTCACGACAGCGGCCTCACGTTGTTGGGGGAGTAGTCGCGGGAGTGGACGAAGCCAGCGTCCGTGTGGAAGCCCCAGTCCTTCTCCTTCGGCAGGGTGGCGAACAGGCTGACGCAGTCGGAGCTGGTCTCCACGATGGCGTGGACGGAGCCGCTCGACCGCACGACCACGTCGCCCGGCAGGCGGGTCGCGGTGCCGACCAGCACGTTGGTGCCGGCCTCGTACATGTTCTCGCGGTACCAGCCGTCGACCACGAGGGTGACGTTCGGCCACGGGTGGCAGTGCGGGTCGTCCGCGTCGCTGCGGGCGTACTCGTGCATGTACAGGTTCTCGAGCTCGCTCGGGATCATGCCCGCGTAGCCCAGCAGCTCGGCGGGGTCGTCGTACAGCGGAACCTGACCCTTGCGGGCCAGCATCCAGCGGTTGATGTAGGCGTTCCCGTTCCGCTCGATGCGCTGGTTGGGGTCACGGCTCATGCGCACGTGGAGCAGCGCCCCGCTGATCAGGTCGACCAGCGCGGGCGACACCGCTTGTTGGTACAGTCGGAAGTCGGTCATTCAGAGCCTCTTGAACTTGATTGCGTTGGGGTCCGGGTTGCTGATGATGGCCTTCGCCAGCTCCCGTACGTACTCGGGGTCCGCCCGCTGGAAGGGCGGCAGGCTGTCCGGGTCGGGGTGGTCTATGCGGTCCAGGGGGTTCTCGCCCAGGATCTGCTTCCGACGACGGGCCAGCGACTGGATCTTGGTGGACAGGTCGTAGTTGTCCAGGGTGGCGTTGCCCTCCCTGCGGAGCTTCTTCCGGGCGTCCACGATGCTGTCCGAGATCTCCCGGAGCTCGGCCATCTCCTCTTCGGTCAATGCTACCTCCTCTTGGTCAAAATAAAAGCCCCACGCTCGCTTACCTCAAGGGCTATGCGTACGTGGGGCTTCTACCGCGCGGCGTCGGGACGCGACTTTCGGGGACCGGACAGACCTGCGGCTGTCGTCGTTTGAGGGCGGTCAGCTACTACGACCCTCCCTTCGCGGCGCGTGGGGCAGTTTAACGTCAGTGCCTAGGACGTGTGCGGGTTACTCCGCCTCGGTGGTCGCGTCAGCGCCCTCGGCGGCCTTCGCCTCGCGCTCCGCTTTCTCGCGGGCCATGCGCTCGCGGTACTCCTGCAGGCCAGCCGCGGCCTGCGGCGAGACCTCGCGCTTCGGCTTGCCGGCCGCGTACGACTCGAGGACGCGGTCCTTGTTCTCGACGACGAACTGAGCCAGGCGCTCGTTGCCCTCGGCGACCTCGGTCAGCTGACGCAGCGCCTCGGCGGCCTTCTCCTCGTCGTTCATGCGCTTGACGGTCGGCCAGCGGAACGAGTCGCGAGCGGTCTCGATGTTGTCGAGGACGATGCGCGCCTTCTTGGTGTCGATCGCGCGACCCTCGGCTGCCGCCGCCGCGATCTCGGCGAACGCGACCTCGAGCTGCTTGGTCTCGGACTTCGACACGCGCTTGATGACGCCCGCCTCGAACGCGCTCTCGACGCTCTCCTGGTTGTCGAGCAGCCAGTCGATGATCTTGTCCTGGTTGTCGCCGGCCGCGATGAACGTCTTGAACGCGTCGACCTTCTTGGGGCGACGGAGGAAGTCCTGCGCCTCGGCCTTCGTCTCGAACTGACGGCCCTCGATGATGTAGACCTGCTTGATATCGGTGATGTCGGTCATGTGTCTTACACTCTTTCTCTGGATGTCGGGGCCGGTCTCGCCGACCCTTTCAGGGTTAATTTAACGGGCTCGTCGCCCCGTCAACCTGCCCAGTTCCTGGGTTAATTTAACGGGTTCGTCACGCGCGGTGACACGCGGCCTCCCCGGCCCGTCGGCGGGTTGGCCCGTTCTGGCACGCCTCAGCCCCGCTGGTGAGCGCCGCGGGGGTCGGGGTCACTCTCCCCCGCCCCGGCGACTCGGCGCGCTCTCCGCACCCTACGCGGGGGTGGCGGAAGACTTGGTGCGCTCGCGCTCCTCGTAGGAGGCGCGCTCTCGGGCCATCGCCCCCGAGCGCACGTAGCTCTGGTATTCGTACACGCGCTCGTGGCTGCCCCAGGCGCGTGCGGGGGCGAGCTCCCTTACGCAGGCGACCACCGTCTGGAACTTCTCGCGCTGTGCGCCGCTCATGGGAACGGAGGACAGCATGTCGAAGTCCCTGGCCAGCACGGCGTGGAGGAAGGTGTTGTCCTTCACCTCACCGTAGACCAGGAAGGCGGCCAGCAGCGGCTGCGTGTCCCGGGGCACCGAGTTGCCGTCCCGATCGCGGAACGCCTTGATGACCCTGACTTGGTTGTTCTCGAACTCGCTCATGCTTCGATCACCCCTTGGTGTTGAGATAGTTGGTCACGCGGTCGCGCACGTCTACGGCGACGCGCCGCCACGTATGCTTGCTCAGTACCGCATTCTTGTCCTCCTCAGTCTCCTCGCCCAGCTCCTGGGCCGCGACGGTGGTTGAGTAGTGTCGGATAGCCTCCAGCACGAACGCCGTGCCGAGGCTGCCGAAGGGCGAGACGTTGATCAGGTTCAGGATGAACCCGTCGTTGGTGCGGAAGGTGGGCTTGTTGAAGCCCCGCAGCTCGAGGGGCTTCGCAGCCTCCACCCGCCGAGCGTCCGCCAGTGTAGCGTCCATAGATCTTGGAACCCTTGAATGTTGACCTGGTTGTTCTGCAGGAGCCAGAGAGCCAGCTTGGCCTCGTAGCTGTTCTCCGCGAAGTCGCAGAGGGGCGCGTGCGGCGCGTGTTGGTGCAGCCACGGCACGTTGTGCCACACGAAGGCCGGGGAGGTGCAGTGCCGCGCCAGCTCGTGGTAGAGGTCGGCCCTAGTCGCCCTTCTCGGCCACGATGTCCATCGGTGACTCTCGTCCTCCGCCGAGGTAGGTTCCGTCATAGTTGTACTTCTCCAGCTTGCCCTCGACGCGGACGGCGAAGCCGACCTGCTCGGACATCTTGACGAAGTCGCGGTTGCCGGACTTCTTCTGGTACGCCTGGAGGACCACCGCTGGGCGGCCCTCCCTCGTGACGTACTCGCGGTCGACCTCGAGCTTCACTCGGCCTGGGTCGCGCTGCGGGCCTGCGCGGCGATGTGCTGCGCCGCCTTCGCGCGCCCGATCATGTTGCCGCTGAGCGCCAGGATCTCGTCCAGCGCCGTGCGGTACGTGTCGCCGCGCTCGCGCAGCTTGGTCACGCTGCCCCGGAAGGCAGCGACCTCGGTGGTGTGCGCGTCGTTGCGCTTGCGCGCCGACTCAGCCAGCTCGCCGTACGCGCTGGTGTGCGAGCCAATCTCCCGGCGCAGACCCTTCTCGATGACCTCGAACTCCTCGCGCTGCGACGTGAGCTCGCGGCGAAGGTAGAAGGTGCGCATCGCGAAGTAGGCGGCGGCGAGGACGAGGGCGACGACGGTGATGGTGTTCGTATCCATTTCAGTGTTCTCCATTTCAGTCGAAGAGGTTGTCGATGAGCTTGGCGAGGTAGGTGGCGTCGACGCGCCCCTCCGCCTTAGACAGCTCGCTGATGAGCTGGTGCATGTAGGCCTGGTCCACGCCGAGCAGCTGCTCCCTCAGCACGGCGGGGTCGTCCAGGTTGATACCCTTGAGTTGCCAGACGATCTTCAGCATCTCGCCGGCGGTGATCCGCCAGCCGCGCGCCAGGAACTTGCGCAGCCGGAAGATGGACGCGATCGGGTACAGCGAGCCCTTGTACTTGAGGGTCTTGCTGAGCATGCACTCCATGGTCTCGGCGCTGACCGTGACCTTGCCCGTCGAGTGCTCGTAGTAGCCCATGGCGTGGGCGTAGTCGTAGTTCCGGTGGAGCTGCTCGGGCTCGCCCCAGAACCGGATCATCAGCTGCACCTGGTCGGACAGCGTGATGGCGTTCTCCGAGATGAAGACCGGCCGGTAGCGCGGCTTGGTCTTCTTGTCGCGCCCGGACATCTCCTCCCTGACGGCCTCGGCGTCCTGCGCCGGGTCGTGGGTGATGGCGTCCAGGAACTCGCCCGCCTCGTGCTCGGGCCGGCTCTCGAAGTAGTCGTAGTCGACGCTGCCGGGGGCCTCCTCGCTGACCTCACCTGCCACGCCCGCCGACTGCATCCAGATCACGATGCGGTCCTCGTCCTCGCCCAGGACGTTCTGCCGCGTGATCTCCTTGACGACCGGCGCGTACTCCTTGACCTTAGAGCGCGTCGCGACGGCCTCGTTGAACTTCCGCACGTAGTAGTTGGCGACGGCCAGGGCCGCCTCGCGCGTGCGAAAGTAGACGTCGTAGTCGTTGACCTTCTCGTCGGTCATCATCGAGGCGACGCAGCCGCCGGTCACGATGATGTCGCGCGCCATCAGGTCCCGGACCGCGGTGTCGTCGATGCTGGCCAGGAGGTTCGTCATCTTCTTGCGGATGACGCTGGCGACTGTGCTGCGCTTCATCCCAGCCATGAGGTCATGCTCTCCTTCACCTTGCGGACCGCCGTCGGGTCCGCCGAGCGCGTCTTGACCAGCGCGTCGTACGGCTGACCCTGCTCGGCCACCAGGATGTCGCCCAGGTAGATGTCGGTCGGGGCGATCTGCTTCACACGCTCGGTGACGTAGGCCACCTCCACGCCGCGCTCGAAGCGCGTCTCCATGGCGACGACCGTCACCGCGTCGGCACCACGAACAGGTTCTTGCCGCGCATGACGGTGCTCTCGCGGCTGGCCTCCTTGCACGGGCCGAGCAGCGCGCTCCGCTCGCCCGTCTCCAGCACCTCGCGCCGCCTCATCTCCGGCGTGCCGGGTCCGGTCGACATCTGGATGACGGTGTCGCCGGCCTTTATCTCAGTTCCCTCGAAGTCTTTCATGTGTCCAGTCTCTTGGTTGTAGGTTGCGGTCTGTCGGCGCTCTCGGGAGGGTCCCGGGCGCCCCTTGGTCTGGTCACTCTACTCCTCCGCCCTGCGCACCAGGGCCAGCCGCCCCGAGTACGTCATCTTGCTGATGTGTCCGGTCTCGAGCCGCGGCTTGAGCCAGACGTCGTCGCCCGCGACCCCGTGCACTTCGCGGGCCTCCAGGAGGGTGGACACGCCGTTGCCGAGCAGCTTGACCACGAGGTCACCCTGCTTCAGCTCGCGCCCGAAGAAGTCCTTGCCGTCGTTCGAGTAGTTGCGGGCCAGCGTCGGCTCGCCTGATCTGTTGCCTGCCATCAGAACGGCACGTCGTCGTCGAGGTCGTCGCGCGGCACCCAGCCGCCCGTCCTCGGCTCCTCCCGCTTGTTGTCGGGCGGTGGGCCCTCGTCCAGGAACATCGACACCACGACCTGGCCGTTCTCCATCGTGATGGGCAGGGAGTTGAAGCTCAGGTTGAAACCGCGTCCGTTGCGGTGCGGCCACGCAGAGCCGACCTTGTGCCAGTAGGTCCCGCCGTCCGACTTCTTGATCGGCGAGAACAGGTTGTACTTTTCACCGGGCATGCGCCCATCTCCTTGTCAGAGGTCCGTGGCCTCGCGGAAGCCCAGCGCTCGGGCCTGCCGGAGCTCGTCCTTCGCGCCGTGCGGGAAGTGGCGCGCCTTGAGCAGGCGACCCTTGTCGCGCGGCCAGCTGTCCCAGATGTCCTGCAGCTCCTCGTGGCTGAACTGACCGGGAGCGACGCTGATCTCGCGGCCCATGTAGGTGCCCCGGAACTTGCCGACGCTGCCGCAGGGGACGAGGCCCTCCTTGGCCGTGGAGCGCTTCGCCTGGCCCAGCGCGCCCCGCTCCTGCTCGTTCTCGTTGCGCATCCGCTCGATCAGACCGGTCAGCTCGACCTCGACGTCCTCCTCGCGCTTCAGCTTGAAGACGATGCCCTGCTTGACGGTGCCCCGGCCCTGCTTGTAGGGCGCCTCGGGGTTGTTCAGCATGACGCCCTCGTAGCCGAGCTCGAGCATGTGCGCCTCGGCCCTCAGCAGGCCGTCCATGTCGGTGGCGAGCTCGTGCGGCACGAGGTTGACGCCCTCCAGCGACGCGTCGACGCGCTCCAGCTCCTCCAGCCGACGGTGGTAGGCCTTGGCCAGCCAGTCCGGGTGGAAGTAGTCGAAGACGTGTAGAGAGAGAGCGCCGGGCTTGTTGTAAGCCATGATGTGCGACGAGGACGTGTTGTAGACGTTCGGGGCGGCGGGGTCGCCGCACACCGCCTCGCCGTCGTAGCCGTTCAGGTCGCCGAACATCTCCTGCAGCTGGTAGCTGCGCAGCGGGTCGCCCCGGCGCGACAGGCAGAGACCCTGCTGCACCATGCAGCGGATGCCGTCGATCTTCGGGCTGACGAACCAGCCGTGCTCCTTGAGCCCTCTCTCGATGCGGGGCATGTACTCGGGGTTGCCCTGGGGGCTGAACGTCGGGGCCAGCTGAGGCTTGACCAGGTCAATATCAGTCAATTCGCATCTCCCGCAGCATGTGTACGTTCTCGTGGCCGAACTCCCGCTTGGTCTGGTACAACTTCTCCTTGAACTGCGAGTACTCGGCGACATCCTGCATGACCGCCGACCGGTGGTAGGGCGTGTCGACGATCAGCACGTGGTTGTTGGTGTAGCGCGGCACGTTCCTCCCGTTGGAGAAGCTGCGCGCGCCGACGAGCGACTTGTGGGTGTCGGACGACGGCCTCGCCTCCAGCGCCTGCGCGCACGTGTCGAAGTAGCGGAACTGGTAATCGCTCGTCTCCAGGTCCCGCACCACCAGGACGTACTTGCTCATACGAACTCCACCGAGACGTTGATCTTGAGGCCGAGCACCTCGGCCATCGCCTGCAGCACCTCCTTGTCGGGCTGGGCGGCCACGCTGGAGTAGCCGGTCATGTACTTGTCGCGGAACTCCTTGAGCCGCTTCATAACCTCGTCGTATTCCATTTGGATTCCTCCGTTAAAAAGAGGGGAGCCCTTGAGCTCCCCTCGCGTCGTCAGCGCCGCATGGCGGCGTAGAAGTGCTTCAGCAGGGTCTCGGCGTCGAAGTTGTCGAGCGCCAGCACGGCGTCGACGCTCACGGGCCTGCCGTCGATGCGCAGCACGCGGTGCAGCAGGAACGCCTTCTGGTAGCGCTCCGGCTCGCGGCTGCTGTCCAGGACGTCCTGGTAGCTGGCACGGTACGCGATGGCCTCGCGACCGTCCTTGAGGTACATGGCGAAGCACGCCGAGCGCAGGTCAGCGTCGGGTTTGAACATCGACATCAGGGAACGTCGCGGCTTGGGCCCAGGCAGCATGAGGATGGGCCGGTCCCTCACTTCGCGTAGCCGCCCCAGACGGTTCCCCAGCTGCCTTGCGAGGCAGCCTTCGCATACGACGTGGCGCGCGTCTCGAAGAAGTTCTCGTGGTTCTGCGCCGAGACCATCTGGTCGAACCACGGGAGCGGGTCCCGCAGGTTGTTCGGGTAGATCGGCGCCAGGCCCATCATGGCCAAACGACGGTTCACCGTGTAGCGGATGAAGCGCTTCAGCTCCCGCTTGTCCAGGCCACGGATCGTGTCGCGGCCCTGGTAGTTGTACTCGATGAAGTCCATCTCCATGTTCGCCATCAGCTCGGCCGTGGCGCGGATCTCGGACTGTGCTTCTCGTGTCCAAAGCTCTGGTTTCTCTTTCTTGATCTCTTCGAGTAGGTACATCAGGCCTTCGACGTGCTTCTGCTCGTCGAGCACCGACCAGGATACGATCTGGCCCATGCCCTTCATCAGGCCGTTCTTCGGGTAGTTCATCAGCATCACGAAGCTGGAGAACAGGAACATGCCCTCCGTGAACGCCGAGATGCCGGCGATCTGCAGGGGCAGCTGCTCCTGGTCCTTGTGGCTGTTCACGATGTTGTCGAAGAAGTCGTGCTTCGCCTTCATCACCGGGATCTTCATGAACTCCTCGTAGAAGGAGTCCGCCTTCCCGAGCGACTCGTTCAGGTAGCTGTAGGCGTCGATGTGCACCGCCTCGCGGGCGGCGTACGACAGCAGCATCATCCTGATCTCGGGGTGCTGGAAGTGGGGCAGGTAGTCCTTGACGTACCCGTCCGACACGTCGACGTCGCCCTGCGTGAATAGCAGGAAGACGCCGTCCAGGAAGTCGCGGTCGTACTGGTCGAGCTTGATCCGCCAGTCTCGGATGTCGTCGTGTAGCTTCACCTCGCGCGGGAGCCAGTGCATCTGCTCGTGCTCGAGCCACAGCTCGTACGCGCGGGGGTACCGGAACGGCTTGTAGGTCTTCCGCTCCTTGAAGATGTCCATCGTCATTCTATTGTCAGCCCTCGCATGCCAGGCAGGTGGACTCGTCGACCGAGCGCTTGAACTCGACCGGGGCGGCCCGGTGCCGCGTCGTCCCCTCGCCGTGGTAGATCTTGTCGGATCGGCAGTAGTAGAGCGTCTTCAGCCGCTTCTGCCAGGCGGTGAAGTGCACGTGGTGCATGTAGTCGATCGAGGCGTCGGCCGTGAAGAACAGGTTGAGCGATTGCGCCTGGTCGATGTACTGCTGGCGCTCGTAGGCGTGCTCGACGACCCAGAGCTGGTCGACCTCGGTCGCGGTCTTGAACACCAGCTTCTCGTAGTCGGTCAGGCAGGTCAGGTGCTGGCAGCTGCCGGCCGCCTTCACCACGCCGTGCCACGCGTCGTCGTACTCCTCACCCTGCAGCCGGTCGCGCAGCAGCCGGTCGAGGTACTTGTTCTTGTGCAGGTGCGAGCCGGACAGGGTGTCCTGCCGGTACGCGTTGGCGCGGTACAGCTCGATGGAGGCCGACGTGTTGCCCATCAGGATGCTGGTGGACGCGTTCGGCGCGATCGCCATCTTGCAGCTGAACCTCTCCATGAGCCCGACGGTCGCCGCGTCGGGGCAGGGGCCGCGCTCCTCCGCCAGCTCGCGGCTGGCCCGGTCCAGGTAGGTCCGGAGCTGCGAGAAGATCTGGTGGTTGAGGCTGGTCGCCAGGGCGCCCTCGAAGGGGATGCCCTTGCTCTGGAGCAGCGCGTGGAAGCCCAGCGCCCCCACGCCGATGGCGCGCTCCCGCATGGCCGAGAACTTGGCGCGCGACACCGCGTCGGGCGCGTCCCGGATGAAGAGGTCGAGGGCGTTGTCGAGCATCTCCGCGATGTCGCGGACGAAGAGGTAGTTGCCCCGCCACTGGTCCCAGTACTCCAGGTTGGGCGAGGAGAGGCAGCAGACGGCCGTGCGGTCCCGGTCCGTCGGCAGGGTGATCTCGGTGCAGATGTTGCTCTGCGTCACCGAGAGGCCGAGCGCCTTCTGGTACTCGGGCATGGCCTCGTTGCTGGCGTCGATGAAGTGGATGTAGGGCTCGCCGGTGCGGATGCGGCTGTCCAGGATGGCCTCCCAGAGCTCGCGCGCCGAGACGACCTCCTTTACGACGCCCGAGTGCGGGTCGACGAGCGGCCAGCTGTCGTCCGCGTCGGCGTCCACCATGCACGCCTTGATGATCTCCATGAACGCGTCCGGCACGTTGACGCCGTGGTGCAGCTCGAGGCAGCGCTGGCTGGCGTCGCCGGTCGGCTTGCGCATGTCGATGAACTGCTTGATGTTCGGATGGCCGATCCCGAGGTAGCCGGCGAAGCTGCCGCGCCGGGTCGTGCCCTGCCGGTAGGCGAGGGACACGTTCTCGTAGGTCTTGAGGTGCGGCATCACGCCGACCGACTTGCCGTCTTCGGAGCGGATGCCGATGCCCAGGCCCACGCCGCCGCCCGCCATGGACAGGTAGCAGACCTCGGAGAGGGCGTCCACCAGCCCCTCGGCCGAGTCGTGGATGTACGTCAGGTAGCAGCTGATCGGCAGCCCCCGCCCGCCCGGCACGTAGGACAGGATGGGCGTCGAGTAGCTCAACCAATGCTGCGACGAGTAGTCGTACAGCCGCTGGGCGTGCGCCTCGTTGGAGGCCAGCGCCGCGGACACCCGCGCGAAGCGGATCTGCGGGCTGTCCTCGTCGGGCTGCAGGTAGGAGTCACGGAGACGGCGCAGGCCCATCTCGTCGAACAGCGCGTCCCGGCTGCGGTCGATGGCGATGGTGTAGTCGCCGCACTTTACTAGCTCTTTGTCCACGTAGTCTCCACTTTGCTGAAGTCCTCGACCTCGTCCTCGCCGTTCGCCAGAGCGTCCCTCTCGGGCTCCGCCCTGAGACGGCCGGTGTCGTGGTCGTAGATGGCCCCGTTGACTCGGCCCGTGAGGCCGGTCGTGCGCGCCTTGAGCACGGCCATCTTGATTGTGTTGCGCTCGACCTCGGAGGCCGCGTTGAGGTCGCGCGCGAAGGCGATGATGTCGAACGAGATCTGCTTGATCGAGCCCGAGCCCTTGATGTCGTCCATCGTGGGCAGCTTGCCCTCCTCGAAGCTCACCGCGCCCTGGCCGACCTTGCGGAGGTGCGAGATGAGGCCGATCCACACCGGGTAGCGCTTGACCAGCGAAAGCAGCTGGTTCATGATCTTGTCCTGAGCCTCGTTGCCCTGGAGCTTGTCCACGCCCTCGGACACGAGGATGGTGATGTGGTCGATCACGATGTACTTGCACCCCATCAGGCACATGTACTCGATCTTGTCGACGATGGAGGCGTCGCTGATGCTGCCCTGGTGGTCGAGCATCATGATGCGCTCTTCCTCGTCCTCCTTGCCGAAGAGCTCGTCGAAGCCTACCTCCAGCTCCTCGAACTCCATGTCGTCTTTGGCGGTGTTGCGGCTGAGCTGCATGCCGGACATGCGCTTGGCCTCCGCCTCGGGCGACTCCTCGAGCGCGCAGTAGCCGATCTTCTCGTCGGTCTGGGCCTTGATCTCGAGGATGATCTCGCGGACCAGCGTCGACTTGCCCGAGCCGGTGCCGCTCGTGAACAGCGCTATCTCGCCGGTGCGCATGCCCTTGAGGTTCTTGTTGACTCCCGCCATGCAGGCGGGGTAGGGCAGCGCGTGCACCGAGTTGAGGAGGCGCATGCGCTCCTTCAGCACGGCGCGCGAGATGATGCCGGCGGGCACGAACTTCTCGGCGTCGAAGATCGGCCGCAGGACCGCCTCCCAGCCGTCCGCCATCTGGACGGCGTTCGCGTCCTTGTGCACCGGGTGCTTCGCGATCTTGATCTTGTCGAAGCCGATGATCTTGATCGCCTTGTCGAGGGCGTCCTTGCCGGCGTCGTCGTTGTCGAACCAGAGGACGACCTCGTCGAAGGTGCGCAGCCACTCGCGCCGCTTGAGCAGCAGGCCGGTGTTGGCCGAGCTACCCATAGTGACCACCGGGTAGATGGTGCCCCACTTCTTGCGGGTGGCGTAGGCTACGGACAGCATGTCCGGCTCGCCCTCGGTCACCACCACGCGCCTGCCGCCGCCGCTGAACTTGTCGGCGCCGCACAGGTCGTCGCAGTCGCCGACGCGGTAGAACTTCTTCTCGGCGACCTTCCGCACGTTGTAGCCGTGGCCGTGCGGGTAGAAGTGCTGGTCGATCTCGCCGTCCGACCCGTACGACACGCGAACCCCGAAGAACTCGCAGATGTCCTTGGGGATGCCCCGGTCCCTGAGCCCCCGTATCGGGAGCTCGGCCGCCCTCTCGACGGTCATCTGGGGCTGGAACTCGTCCTCGTCGTCCACGTCGCTCACTCGAGTCTTTCTCCGCACGTCGGCTGGGTCTGCCGAGTCCACCTGGGACTTCGACCAGAACTGGTGGCAGGAGAAGCAGAAGCCGCTCCCGTCGTCGTATACTTGCATGCCGTCGCTCGACTGGCATTCCACTTGGTCTAGGCAGGGATTGTCTTTGCTGACTATCTTACCCAAGTTACTCCTCTCGGAACGACTCCCCGGCGATGACCCGCTGGAGCCTGTTCCTGTGTCTCTCCGTAACCCTCTCGTGCACGTTCCAGGAGACCTCCTCCACGCGCACGTTGTACCACGTAGGCGTGGTCGGAGCCTCCACGTGGCAGAGGCCCCACGTCTCCGCGTAGCTCACCGCCCCGCGGGCCTTGTACTGCTCGAGCACGATGAACTCGAACTCGGCTATCGGCCGCTCCTTGAGCATGGCCTTGAGCGTGCCGGAGGACGACTTGTACGTCTTCCAGTCCGACTCCTGGCCGGCGGAGCCCCTGGCCGCGCTCCTGTAGAACTTCTTGCCCATGTAGAACCGGCCCAGGTACGGGTCGCGGATCACGTAGACGAAGCCCGAGTGCGGCCGGAGGCCCATCTGCTCCGGGAAGCGCCAGTGGCCGTTAGGTAGCGTGTGGGCCGCGGCGGCCCTTTTGATCGCGCTGACGTCCCCCACCATGCTCTCGGGGATGTCGATGTCCATTCCGCCCATTGTTCCACCTGTCGACGAGCCGAGCCTCCGCCTGGAGCAGCTCCTCGGTGGTCCAGCTGGTGTGCAGCTCGAGGCCGAACATCAGCAGCCCGCAGGGGTTGCAGCAGATCCAGGGGACGCCGGTGCTCTCATTGTGTCCGGTCGTCGGGTGTTCGCCGCAGTAGCGGCAGGATGCAAGCTTTGTCACGCGGTCAACTCCTGTACAATGGGCCAGTCCGACAGGTCGAACCAATCGTTCTCATGTCTCTGGATATGGATAAGCTTGCCGTTGGCCAGTAGGAAGTTCATCCAGTTGTCCCCGTAGGCGCGTATGTACGCGTCCACGACGGCCTCCTGGTACTGCTCGTGGGTCGTCAGACCGTCCAGCAGCTTGTCCGTCTTCTTCGGCCCCAGCCCCGGCACGCCGGGTATGTTGTCGATGCCGTCGCCCATGATCAGCTGCTTGTAGTACAGGGCGTCCGCCATCTCTTGTGTCACATCGGTGAACTCCTCCTTCTTCAGGTTGTAGTGCTTGCCGACGATGCAGAGCAGGTCCTTGTCGATCGAGGCGACGATGTAGTCCTGGTCCGCCGCGCGGCACTCCTCCGCCCAGATGCGCAGCATGTCGTCGGCCTCGCGCCCGGTGGACGGGACGGCGAGGTCCTCGCGGACGGCGAGCTGGCGGATAACGGGGACGAACCTCGACATCTCGCTCGGCTTGCTGCCCTGCCGGCCCTGGTGCATCTTGTAGAACTGGTGGATCTTCGGCCGGTAGTTGCCCGGCCCCTGGACGGCCATCATGAAGTCGTCGCAGTACAGTGTTTCGACCAGCTCCCTCACCCTGCGCTGGAACCTCGCCCAGCTGTCCTGCAGGTACTTCGCATCCTCCTCTTTGGTGTAGGTCTTGAGCACGGGCTTCGCGTTGCCGGTCTCGGGGTCCACCTCGAACACCCGCTCCCCGCGCTCGTTCACGTTGAACTCCCACCTCGGCTCGAACGAGTGGTAGCACACCACGTCGCCGTCGATGAGCGCCATCCGCTTGCAGGTCAAGTCGGGCAGTCCGGGTCGCTAGGCCCGCCCCCGCTCACGTGGTACAGCAGCATCGCCGTCAGTGCGAAGGCGATGAGCACCAGCCAGACGAAATCTGGATCAGGCTTCATAGGATCACCTCTATCTTTCTCATGCCGAGGCGCGCGGCGACGTGCTGCACCTCGGCGATGTTCTCCATCGTTCTGTAGTCGTTGACGTAGAATACCCTCGCGCCCGCGTGCCCGTGCAGCTGACACGGCTTGTGCACGTGGCGGGCGTCGTTGGGCGACATGTCGAAGGTGCGCAGGAAGGCCTGGAACACGTGACGGTTGCGCGCCACCACGAAGAACAGCTCAGTGGACATCGTACCAGTTCCTTCCCAGCTTCGCCTCGCCGCCGTCCATGATCTCAACCCCGAACATCGCGGGGCCGTCCTTGAACGCCTGCCTACCGATCTTCCCCGCTTCCAGCGCGTGCTCGTCGGGCACTAGGAAGTCGAGCTCGTCGTGCATGAACACAGCGGGCACGAAGGGGATACCCGCCTCCTCGAGCCGCTGCATGGTGAGCAGGCAGGCCGCGGAGCAGGTGATCTTCTCGGTGGACTGCAGCAGGTACACCAGCAGCTTGTGGAAACTGTCGACGTACACGCGGTTGCCCGCGAGGGAGGGGATCCACCCCTCGCCGTACTTCTTGGAGGCGCCGAACAGGTTGTCGAGCTTCTTGATGAGCTTCTCGAACCCAGGCACCGCCTTCGTGAAGCCGGCCTTCAGCTTGTTACCCTTCTCCTTGTTCTGCGTGCCGAAGATGTAGAACCACATCTTGCCGCCCGACGCGCCGAACAGGAACGCGTAGAGGATGCGCTTGGCCGCGGCTCGCTTGACGGCCGCCAGCGCCTTGAGGGCGCCCTCGCACATCGTGGCCAGGTACGCGGCCTTCGAGCCGTGCTCCCGCCACGCCTCCTCCTTCACCTGCGCCTTGTCGGTCTTGATGATGAAGTCGTTCCAGCTGACGCCCATGCCCGCCAGCACCTTGTCGAGGAGCTGGGCGTTGTAGGTGTGGATGTCGCCGTTGATCAGCGTGTCGGTGAAGGTGGCGTCGCCCAGGAAGTGGGCCAGGCCCCGCGCCTGGTTGGACGCAGAGTCGCAGCCCACGAGGGTCCACCCCGGCATCGAGCCGAAGAGCTCGCGCATCTCGCGCCCGTACCGCGCGTCTGCGGACGGGATGTTCACGATGACCTTGTGGGTCGCGCGCATGCTCGGGGTGCCGATCGTCTTGCAGTAGCCGTGCACCATCCCCTTGTCGTCGGTGTTCTCGAGGAACCCCTTGAGGATGCCGGCGCGCGACACGGCGGTCAGGTACTCCATGTACAGCTTGCCGTCGCCGCCCAGGAACTCCAGGGAGTCCTCGGTGATCTTCGGGCTGGTCTGAACCTTCCTGCCTACCTCGGGGTCCCACTTCGAGTTGTACTCGGTGGGCTCCCAGCCGTTCCGGGTGAGGAACAGCTTCACGTCCGTGTTGGACGAGAGCTTGAGCGGCTCGATCTCCACCCGGCAGTACGGGCCGGCGATCGGGCGCTCCTCCAGGCCGGCGAAGGGGTCCACGCCGAACCACGCCGCGGTGTGCGTGTGGTAGCGCCCGTCCTTGACCCACTTCGGGGACTTGACGTCGACGACCCCCTTGTTCTTGTCCACGGCCACCGCCTTGAAGCCCAGCTTGTGCTCGAGCTCGGCGGTGATCTTCTCCAGCTCGGCCTCGAGCGTCTTCTGCAGCTTGAGGGCCTTCTCGGTGTCGAAGGGCCAGCCGTGGGCGCTCGCGATGGAGCACCACCTGGACACCGCGTGCTCGCACTGCATGTACAGCTTGATCAGCGGGTTTTTCTGGATGGCCTCGACGAACTCGGCCTTGAGCTCGCGGTAGACGACCACGTTCACGCGGACGTCCTGCAAGCAGTAGACCTTCATCTCCTCCGAGTACTGGGACCAGTCGTGGAAGTCCCCCTTCGGGAACTTGAGGTGCTGGCCCCACGCCTCCAGGCCGTGGCCCTGGTCGCCGAAGCGCCGGTAGTTGAGGACGCGCGACATGACGACCGTGTCGTGCAGCGTGCAGCCGGCCGGGGGCTTCCAGCCGAACAGCTTGAGCAGCACGAACAGGTCGTAGTCGATGATGTTGTGGCCGACGAGCAGGGTCGCGTCGGCGAAGGCGTCCATCCAGCCGAGGTCGCCCTCCAGCCAGTAGTGCATGGTCTCGGTGTCGAGGTTCCACGCAGCCAGGATATACATCCTGTTCACCGCTTGGTGCAGGCCGTTGGTTTCAATATCAAAAACCCAGCGGCTCAAGGGTTACTCCTGGATGACCGCCTGGATCCAAGCGTCGCGCTCGGTCTGGTCCACCTCGGCCACGCCGAGGCCTAGCTTGACGGCAGCCGCCTGAGCGCTCTCCTTGGTGTCGAAGAAGGCCGTGCCGTTCGGGGCTGTACCGACGACGGTACCCCAGTGATTCTCCGCGGTCGGGTTCTGGATGACGAGATACTTGATCTGCATTTAGTCCTCCTTGTCGAAGAAGCTGTAGCCCGGGAAGAGGCCCTGCACGCGAGCGACCTCCTCCTCGGTGACGTCGCCCGTGTCCAGCATCTCGTGCAGGGTCAGCGACGACAGCTCGCCGTAGTTGTCCATCGCCAGCGTGACGACGTGCAGCAGCAGCTCGGCGTCGGTCAAGCGACCTGCTCCACGTAGGTGCCGGCGAGGATCGCGTCCACGTCGGTCGTGCGGATCGGGCGGTACCCGTTCTTCGCGTAGGCCGTGGCGAACTTGACGTACCAGAGGTACTTCGTCTTCTCCTGCAGCTCGTCGTCCTTCTGGCCGAGGCGCGAGGTGTAGCGGCTGGCGAGCAGCATGATGGCGTGGTAGAACGCCTTGGGGTTGGCGCGCCAGAACGGCTCCAGCTGGTTGGTCTCGAGCCACTCCAGGTCGACGCCCAGCCCCTTGAGGTAGCTCTTGTAGTGGTCGGCGTTGCCCTGGTCGTCGTAGCCGGCCTCCATGAAGGACGACTTGGCCTCGACGATCTCGGCGTCGGCGAGGGCGTAGTTCGGGGCCTGCCCGCGCCACTGGTAGTCGACGCCGGGCATCTCGACCTGGTTCTGCTCGGGCATCCAGGCCTCGCCGCGGTCCTCCTGGGCGTGGAAGCGCTGCATCGCCTCGTGCGTGCTCACGGTCGCCCGGAAGGCGTCCTCGTAGTACACGTCGTAGACGTAGCCGCCCCGGAAGTCCTCCTCGTTGTAGCCCGAGCGGTCGATCTTGATGGCGTCCTCGGGCGCGTTGACGGCCTTGCGGAACTTGTAGGTGTAGCCGGTCATGTCAGTGGTCCAGTCGTTGGAGTGCGTTAAAAAGGGCACCACCTTTCGATGATGCCCTCTCCGGATCAGAAGATCTCGTCGGCGTCGACGCCCTTGCTGAAGTCCTCCTTCTTCCCCTCGGCGGGGGCGGGGGCTCCCTCCTGGGCCTCCGCGCCGTCCTCGGCGGGCGGCTGGATGCGCACGGTGGTCGTCTTGCTGAAGTCGTCGTCGTCGTTGCGCGGCTTCGGGACGTACAGGATGTGCTTGGTGAGCTGGACGCCCATCAGCACCGACGCCTTGCCCTTCTGGCCGCTCTCGCGGTCGGTGTAGTCGTACTGGAAGATGCGCACGTTGCCGACCGAAGCGTTGCCGATCGAGTTCGGGTCGACCTTGTTCATGTCGCCGTCGATCACGTCCGGGGCCTTGCCGTCCTCGCCGTCCGCCTTGATCGACTTCTTCCGCAGGTTGGCGCGGTAGTACAGCACGGGGCCGTCGTCGTCCTCGCGCACCGGGGTCACCCGAAGGCCGTGCTCCTTCCACTCCGTGGCCTGGGCCTTGCTCTTGGTCCGAATCTGAATCTCCCAGGTCGGGTTCTTCGGATTCATCTTGGGGCTCGGCTTCGCCGGGTCCAGCTTCGCGAAGTAGATCTCGCAGTCGTTCAGAATAGCCATTCTATATGTCCGTCGTCAGATGTTTCTGGGAGCACCCTTTCAGGGTTAATCTAACGGGCTCAGTGAACCCGAATTTCGCCTAGTCGTGGGTGCGCGCGGGCGCCTTGGCTAGCGACACCCGCGCGTGTCCGGTCAGGCCAGCTCGCGCTCGACCACGCCCTTGTCGAGGTAGTCTCGCTCGGCCTGCGTCAGGTCGGGCAGCATGTGCCACTGCAGCCCGTTCTCGACGTACCCCTCGTAGTCCTCGGCAGTCATCGGCACCAGCCGCTCGTGCTGCTTGCCCGACAGCGGCGAGACGCGCTTGACCGCCGCCAGCGGGCCGCGCAGGGAGCGGACGATCTGGCCGTCCTCGTTCTCGGCCTCGATCGCCGCGCGGACGTTCGGGACTTGGTCGGCGACCTCTCGGGGGACGAAGAAGGCGTCTCCGCCCGCGTTGTTGGTGGCGAGGAACAGCATCGCGTACCGGCCCGAGGGCAGGTAGTGAGCCGAGTCGTAGCCGGGTACGGACACGAGCGGGTTCGTGCGGAGGCCGCCGTCGAACTTCGCCGTGCCCTCGACCTTGAGCAGGTCGTCCCGCTCCTCGACGAGGTGGACGTCCCCGCCCAGCACGTCGGAGAAGTCGTTGTGGACGTCGTTCTCCATCGCGCCGACCATCTCGGCCGCGATCTCGTACAGCCCGACCGAGTGCAGCTGGTTCACGTTCTTGTAGGTCTTCATGTAGCCTCCTTAGGGTTGTGTCAGACGAAGCAGTACTCGGAGTCCAGCACGAGCGACAGGTCGAGGTTGCCGAACTCGACCTCGCTGATGTCGCCCCTGATGTCCTCCATGATGTCGCCGAGCGGCTCCGCGTAGTGCAGCTCGACGAAGGTCTCCCGGATTAGCCTGAACAGCTCCGGCATGTCGCACAGGTGACAGCCGAAGGAGTCGTGGATCGTGGTCACCGGGAAGCTGGCCCTGCTGGCGGTGATCGCGAGGTGGGCGGCGTCGAGCGAGTGGATGGCGTTGGGCGACGCGCCCGACACCTGCTTGCCCTTCGACGGCACCTGGTCCTCGATGAAGCAGACCGCCAGCTGGATGGTGTTGACGTAGTAGCCGGTGGACAGCCGCTCGCCCTTCGGGGGCCCGTACTGCACCCAGATCTTCTTGACCCGGCCCTCGGTGTAGTACTGGACCACCGGGAACTTGGTTACGGGCACGGTCCAGCTCAGGAACTCGCCCGCCTCCTCGGCGGCCCTGCCGGCGTTCTCGAAGACCGACAGCAGCTGCATGGGGCGCCTGAGCGACACGCGGCAGTCGTCGAAGACCACCCTGCCCAGGTAGGAGCCCCACTTGTGCTCCATGTACAGCAGCTCGTCGATGCCGTGCTTCTTCGAGTCGTCAATCTGCTGCTGCCCCAGGCCATACGGGGTGCCGCCGTACGGGAGGGTCATCACGTTGCGCTTCACGATCTTGCGGCGCTGCTTGGCGTCGGTGATCCTCAGCCAGTAGACGGGGCTGGAGAGGTCGGCCACCCGCGGGTTCTTGAGCTTGAAGTCCCTGATCTCCTCGACGAGCAGCTTGCGCTGGTCGCTCTTCGGCTCGGACAGGTTGATCGCCTTCTTGAACTCGGTGAGGGTGTCGATGAAGCGCTCGCAGGCCTCGCGGTCGGACGGAGGGTACGCGTCCACCTCGAGCTTGATGCGAGCCCACACGTGGTCGGCGACGTACTTGTAGAGGTCGCCCGGCAGGTCCTGCGGCACCAGGTTCACGTGCGGGGCCGTCTCCTCGTCGCGGGTGAGGGCGGCGAGGTGCTGGGAGCCGTTGTTGGAGCCGTCGATGTAGCACTCCAGCCCGGACTCGTAGTTGTAGTTCTCCCAGCCGTTGCGAGACTGCCACACCCGGAGATGCATCAGCTCGACGCAGGCGGCCAGGAACTGCCAGGGCTTGTCGGCGTGCATCCAGCCCTGGTTCACCTTCGGGGACTCCGCGTACGACAGCAGGATCTCCTCGTTGTCCAGGCACCAGTCGTACCTGTCCTTCAAGGGGATCTTGTCGGTCTTCAGCTTGTCGTCGCGCCCCGCGTCGCCCGCCCAGTTGCTGGCGATGGAGACCAGCAGCCAGAAGAAGCCCTCGGTGCCGATGGGCTTGCGCTCGGCGCGGTACAGGAGGCCGCGGGCGAGGTCGGAGCCCTGCTCGTGCAGGTACGCCGTCGTCGGGTACTTGCGCCCGCGGAAGTCGTAGTAGTACAGGTGGTAGAACGTCTTGCCGAGGAAGCGACGGGCCACGTCGCCGATGGCCTTCGCCTCCCTCATCTTGGTCGCGCGCGACTCCGGGTTGTGCTGCTCCCAGATGTCGCTGAACGCCTCCGTCTTGTTGCGGAGCGCCCAGAGGTGCGTCCGGTACACGTCCTCGTTGACGCGCCAGCCCACCTCCTGCGAGCGGTTCAGACAGTCGAACAGCACCGGGTGCGTCTCCGGGGAGATCGCGTCCAGCACGTCCTTGCTGCCCGTCTTCACCATCTGCTGCCCGGTCGCGTGCCGGGTACCCTGCCAAGCGTCATAGGGCTGCTCGGCCGGCAGCTTCTCCACGGCGCTAGAGCCCACGTCGGACCACATCTCGCAGATGGCGTCGTCGTCGAGCACCTCGACTATGTAGGCCGCGTGGCCCTTGTGGCCCTGCCCCTTCTTCACCCTGAGCATCATCAGCTGCTCGAAGTTCCAGAGCAGGAAGCCGCCCGTCTTTGCGGCCATGCCCGAGTCCCTGCGGAGCTTGAGCTTCGACCGCACTCCGTGGCCGATGGCCGCCACCAGCTCGGCCATGTAGATGCTCTGCGCGCCGTTGCCCTTCTTGACGCGCGTGTACAGGTAGACGACGGAGACCACCGTGTCGAGGTAAGCCTCGACGGGGTAGTCCTTCAGGTACTTCAGTGGGTTACGTACGTTGACCTCTTCCTCGAGGCGCCTCTCGACGAGGCTCTTGAGTTTGGCTTTCATCTTACCTCGATACAACGTGTAGGGCGAGGGCGAGCGCGAAGAACGAGCCCACGATCACCGCGAACTTGGCGGCCAGTGCGAACACTACGAAGAATAGGAAGCACTTGCCAATCATGTACGACGGTGTCATGGTCTTCGATCTCACGCTCGTTCCTCTTTCTGTTCGTGCTTTTCTGTCACATTCCGGTCATGGCCATGATGGCCGCAGCCGCGAGCGCCCCCGCCAGCAGGGGGAGCGCGTAGAGCACTTGCATCTCGAGGTCGTGTCTAGATCGCTTAGGAATAGATGTCGTTGACGCTGCAGAAGTGGATGACCGCCATCGCCAGGGCGAACCCCGGAGAGCCCGAGCGGCCCGTGGTCTCGTACGCCACGTCGGGATGCTTGACGGTCGCCTGCGCGCCGAAGTAGTCGGGCGAGACCTGGCCCGAGCCGACCTCCCAGGTCGCGAGCCTGCCGTTCACGACGGGCACCAGCCGGACGGACTCGTCCAGCCCTCCGCCGTAGTCGGGCAGTATCAGGGACTTGAGGCCGGGTCGCCAGCCGTGTATCAGCTCGCACATGGGCCAGGGGTCCTCGCCCGGCGCCCAGTTCTTGAGCTTCTCTAGGATGACCGCGACGTCAGCCATCGATGAGCTCCGAGGGCTGGAAGCTGCGGGCCATGTCGCCGGTCTTGTGGCCGCCCTTCGGCTTCGCGCCGCCGTAGTCGAAGCCTTGGTAGCCCTCTTCGCCGGAGCCGAGCGGGGTCATCTGCTGCGCCTGCGTGCCTTTTGTCCAGCTCTTACGCATCTTCATCTCCGTTAAAAAATTAGGTGGGAGACCAGTTTAGAGCCTGGTCAGGGCTGTGGCCGTAAAAATATTAGGTAGGCGGGCAGTTTTAAGACTTGCCCGGGTCTCTCGTGCTGTTGACGAAGGCGCAGACCGCGAATACCACGGCCAGCACCTTGAACACGGCGAACGTGCCGCCGGTGAGCTTGTAGACCCCCATGAGGGGGATCTTGAACATCAAGAACCCGAGCAGGAGCGCTCCGCTGAGTTTGACCCCAGTCGCGAGCGCCCCGGCTGCAGACCGCATCAGCGGTCCACGGTCCAGCGCGGGTCGCCGTTGCGCTTGAACGACGCCGACGAGTGATCGAGGTTCTTGCTGGCGCGGTTCATGAGACCCATGGCCGAGATCCAGCCGAAGATCGAGAACAGACCCCAGACGATCAGCACGATCGCCGCGAGGACGATGGAGTACTGGACGAGCTTGATGCTTGCGAAGAAACCGAGACCGAACATAACTAATCTCCCACTTGAGTTTCAGGTGATACCTAGGAGGATATCATATAAGATACCCGCTTTTCCGCGTCCTCAGCCGCGGCGGTTGCCGTTGCCGAACAGGACCGTGGCCGCCATCACGAACATCTTGATGATGCCCATGAAGCAGTAGGTGACGATCGTGAAGAAACCGAGTACGAGCGCTTCCATTTCAATTCTCCGGTTAGGGACTCTTTGATACCTAGGAGGATATCATATAAGATGGCAGCTTTTCCGCGCGCTAGGTGATGCCCTCGATGCGCAGCATGGCGAACTCCCGGACCTCCCGCCTGTCGAAGCAGTAGGCCTGGAGCAGCCACTGGGGCTCGGGGTAGTACTCCGAGGTGCCGAAGCGTAGGCCCATGGGCAGGACCTGCCGGCGCTCCTCGTCGTCGCGGTGGTTCTTGTACCAGAACTCCAGTATGTGCGCGCTGTCGCTCACTTCTTCCTCCTCTTGAGCAGGCCCAGGAAGCCGGTCGCACGCTTGACGTCGCGGCTCAGCTTCCTCTTGGCGGCCAGCTTGTTGCACTTCTTCGGGGTGGGCGGCTTCTGCCACCTTGCGCCGGCCACCTAGTCGGAGCTCCCGTCGGGCGCGTCCGTGCCCTCGGAGGCGGCGTCGTCGCTCTGCTGCTTGGCCTCGCCTCCCTCGTGGTCCCCCTGATTTCGATCGATGAAGCTCTTCATGTAGTCCTCCGCTTGGCGATAGGTTTGAAAGATGGTGACGGCGTGGAGGTGCTCCCGACCGTCGGCGTCTCGGAAGGTGAACTGCCAGCCGTGGCGGGTGGACCATCGGCAGACCTCGTCTCCCCGGAAGGGGCGCTCGAGCTTGCCGAACAGGTCGCCCTCCATGCGCAGCTTGCGGCCCTCCCACCACGCCCTCGTGAGGGGCGTCAGGGTGTGCAGGAGGCTGAGGCCCTCCAGGCGGGCGGCCATCTCCTCGGCGTGGCCGATCACTCGCCGAGCCTGTGCGGCAGGCCGAGCTTCTCGCTGGTCTCGTTGAACTTGTCGCGCACGGCGACGTCCACGTCGATGTCGAGCTGGTTGCAGAACAGCTGCAGCGAGATCACGACGTCGCCCACCTCCTTGGCGATCGCCCGCTTGCACTGGAGCTCGGTGAGGTTGCGCTTGTCGTCGAAGCCGGCCCGCAGGCGGTTGAGCTTCTTCAGCGCGTCGAGCAGCTCGCCGGCCTCGCCGCCGAACTCGACGGCCCAGTCGGAGAGCGACCAGAGCGAGGTGTCGCCGATCGCCTCGGCGCGCTCGTGGGAGACGCGGCGTAGCTCGTCGAAGGTGATGACGCTCATATGCCGAGCCCCCTCAGCTGGCGGAGCCGGCGCTTGACGTAGTCCTCGTCCGGCTTGCTGTACAGGCCGTCGAGCGAGGGCTCCTGCCTGCCGTCGCCGGCCCGGAAGGCGGAGGTCGGCCCGTCGACCTTGTCCTCGAACTGGGCCAGCAGCAGGACCGTCAGCGGGTCCGCGATGCTGATGGTGTGCAGGCCCGCGGCCTCGGAGAAGTAGCCGGTCGAGGGGACGAAGGTCTTGGTGCCCAGGTGCTGCAGCCGGGTCTCGCACTCCCAGGCGAAGCCGTCCCCGCCGTTCAGCGGGGTCTCGTAGGAGAAGCGCTGGTACACCTCGCCGACAGAGCTCTCCCGGAACTCGCGGTTCATCACGGAGCCGCACAGCACCGTGGTGTAGAAGTCGTAGCGGTGGTCGTGCGGCACAACGGCCTCGGGGGCGCGGGAGACGTCGCCCTCGAAGAAGTACGCCTTGAGCGTGAGCTGCGGGCGGCGCAGGAGGCAGACGTAGTCCAGCCCCTTGCAGTGGAAGTCGCGGAACGAGTTCGCGGCGATCTCCTCGATGTTGTCGAACTTCATGGCTCAGGTCCTCAGGTTGTAGACGATTACGGAGAAGGCGAAGTAGGCGGGCACGAGCAGCAGGAGCAGCAGGCACACGCGGGTGGCGGCGCGGATCACGGGAAGAGGTCCGCGGCGCTGACCTTCTCGCGCGCGGGCGCGGGGGTCGGGGCGGGGGCCTGGTCGGCCGGGACCGACTGGATCTCGTCCTCCTTGTTCAGCGCGTCGAAGACGGCCGCGCGGGCCATGAAGACGGCGTCCCAGATGTGGACCCCGCCCCCGACGGCGGTGCCCTTGGGGTGGACCATCTCGACGCGGTACGAGCCGATCGAGCTGTCGAAGTTGGGCGGCAGCACGGTGATCTTCATCTCGAAGGCGCCGGTGGCCTGCAGGAGCTTGACCAGCGCCTTGTCCATGGCGTTGAGCTCCTCCCGCGACTGCGGCAGCCCGGCCTCGGCGAACTCCCTGCGCTCCCTGCGCATCTCAGAGTGGGCGACCCTGCGCTCGCGCTGGGACGGCCCCTTGTAGTCGGTCATGTCCGGTCTCCGGTTAAGAAATTAGGTGGGCGGGCCCTTTAACGCCTTGCCCAGGGCGGTCGGTCACAGGTTCGTACGGAACGAGAACTCGTTGACCAGCTGGTGGTCGAGGAAGAGGCGGACGCGCTTGGCGTTCGTCTCGCAGTTGATCGCGTTCCGGTAGGTGCGGCGCAGCCCGTCCTGGTCGGTGCTGGCCTCGTAGGTGGTGAACTCGGGGTACTCGTACTCGATCCAGCTACCCTGCGCCTTGGCGGCGAAGCACTCGCTGGTGTCGGCGAGGGTGTTGGCGGCGGCGTCGAGGCGGCCTGCGATTGCGTCCAGCACGCGGACGGCGACTTCGTAGAACTTCTGCATGGCGTTTACCTTCTCGATAAGAGTGGGATGGGATCGAACAGGGCGCGGCACACCGCGACGCCCTCCAGGGCGAAGCCGGCGTCCAGTCTCGCCTTCGTGTCCTCGACGATGTGCTGCTCGACCAACGCGTCCAGCACACCCTCGTTCTCGGAGTAGTTCTTGATCAGCACGAAGCCGGGCGGGGGCTTGTAGCCCATCGCCACGGTCAGCGTAAGGGACGGCTCGCCGAAGCGGGTCGCCACCCAGGCGTCGGAGCCGTTCGGGTACCGGCCCTTCCGGACCAGCAGGTCCTCGCCCCTCCAGAGGAACCTCACATCGGGCTCCGCAGGATGAGGTCGCAGAACGCCTCGACGGCGGCCCTCTCGGACTCGATCCGCCTGTACTCGAGCACGGCGGCTCGGACGACGATCGGCTCGCTGACCTCGAGCAGCACGACGATGGCCATCTCCAGGTCCTCGTCGGTCGGCTCGCGGCCGTCGGTGATGGCGATGCGGAGCATCTTGAGCTCCACCTTCAGGAACATGATGTAGTCCACTTGGCTTCTCCTCGTCAGCGGATGAACTGGGCGATGACCTCGCCCGTGTGGGAGTCGAACACGCGGGCCGACCGGATGGTCACGGGGTGGCCGGTGAAGGCCGCCCTGTGGTTGAGCTCCGCGGCGCGGCGGCTGTCGGTCCTGAACGCGTACGGGAAGTCGCACTCGAACCAGAGGGTGAGGCAGAGGTAGCGGCCCTCGGTGAGGCCGACCTGGACTGGCGCTTCGAGCATGGAGAGTCTCCTGCGAAATAAAGGCGCCCCGGAGGACGCTTAGGTTGTTACGAGAGGGCCTGGGAGAGCTGAGACAGCCTCATGGCCATCTTGCCGAGCGCGGGGCTCTCCAGGGCGGCGGCGGCCTTGGCCAGCCGGGTTGACGCCTTGCGGGAGGCATCCGAGAGTTGCTTGAACATTGTCTTCTCCTAGAAGTGATACTCGCCGGTGTCCTCCATGGCCTCGGCGATGAGCTTGTAGAGGTTGCCCACGGCGTAGGCCATGGTCTCCTCGCCGGGGTCGTCCTCGCCGATCTCCTTGAACAGCGCGACCGCGGCGTGTACGGCCTCGTGGGCCACCGTGGCCTGCAGGCGCAGCCCTCGGCGCTCGGGGTTGATGTAGACGACGAGGAACTCGTTGTCCACCAGCTTGCTCCACACGCAGCCGCTGGGGTTCCCCTCGATCGGGGCCTTCCCGTACGCCTTGAGGAACTTGTTCGCCTCGTCCACGCTGTAGAACAGCTTGAGCTCTGTGTTGTCGACGGACAGCAGGTTGATACTCATTGAGCACCTCAAATAAAGGGGAGACCTCCGAAGAGACCTCCCAGGTGGATATCATATAAGATGCTCGGTTTTGCGCGTCCGTTACGCCTCGTTCTGCGAGAGCGCCCCGCTGCCCTGCACGAGGTAGCGTCGGGCCGACGCGGGCAGCGCCGTCTTGAACGCGGGCCGGCGGGCCCGGTACAGCCGGTTCTTGGCGATCCGCGTCACGCAGACCTTGTCCGACTGGTTGCCCCCCAGCACGTGGTACGCCGTGGCGTCCTCCGCGATGTAGAAGCCGACGTGACCACCCCCTTCCCGCTTGAACGTGAGCACGTCGCCGAGGACGGGCTCCTTCACTGGTGTTCCGACGTTGCCCCAGTTCAGGGCGTAGAGCGGGCCGTACGGCACGGGCTTCCCCGCGCGCTGGCTCACGACGGCGGCGAACAGGCCGCACCAGGGCACGTCGTCCCCGGTGTACCTGTAGCCTAGCTTGGGCACGCCCACCTCGTCCGCCCAGCCCATGATCACCTTGTTGGAGGCTTTGCCGGGCGTCTCGACGGTGCCGAGCAGCTCCAGGCCTCGCTGGATGGTCAGGGGTAGGACGCCCACGGTGGCGAGCCACTCGTATCCCTTGGGCACGTTCACTTGCGGAGCCTCTTCTCGGCCAGCCGCTCCAGGGCCGACACGGCCTCGTGGGTGGCGGCGGTGACGGCCACGTTGACCGTCGGGTTGCCCCTCGCGATCTTGTCCGCGATCGCGGTGGCGGCGGCCTGGGTGCCCGCCTCGATGACCACGGTGGCGGGCTTCGCCCTCGGGTCCACCTTCTGCTGGACCTTGTACAGCTCGTACAGGCCCACCAGCATCTTCAGGATCTTCATCACTTCAGCTCTCCATTCTTGGCGGTGGCGATCAGTATCTCCTCCTGGTTGTGTGCCGACTTGCTCGACCCGAAGTAGAAGTTCAGGACGCTCGTCACTACCGTGCCCAGCAGGAAGCCTAGCACCGTGTCGGCGAAGCGTACGTTCTCCTTCGGAACGTCGAAGAAGGTGATGGCGGTGATGTAGCTGGCCGCAAACGCGCTCCAGCTGCCGCCGAGCCAGTACATGAACCGGCCCGCCCGCCTCTGCGACTGGGTGGGGATCTCCACACCACCCGTGTCCTCTTCCATCTCATCTCATCCCTTAGGGGAGGGTCTCTCTTAGGGTCTACCCCTCTATACCAGCTCACGCTAGGGAGCCGCAGGGGAGGGCGCCTAAGGGTTAATTTAACGGGGTGGCGCGAAGCCGGCCCCGCACGCGGTCAGCCCGCGTCGGCTTCCTCGCGGGTGCGCAGGTCCGCGCCCCTAGCAGAGAGCCCCGGAGAGCGGCGCGACGCCGACCCGGCACCCTCGCACCGGGGAGCCGCCCGAGCCGCCCCTGCCTTGGCGAGCGGGTGCCAGCGGGTCCGCCGGGTGAGGCGGCGCTCCCCGCGCGTCCACCCCGCCCTCTCCAGGAGCCTTGAGAACGTCTCGGACGAAGGCAGCACGCTGCTCGTGACGACGACCTCGTAGCCCCTGGACTCCGCGAACAGGAACAGGTTCTCGTGGAACTCCACCAGCGCCCTCGCGGCGGAGAGGCCGGACAGCTCGCTGTGGTAGTACAGCTGGCTCAGCGCCTTGGTCGAAGAGTGGAACATGCCAGCCCCCTCGCCCGCCGCCAGCCACCCCACCACCGCGTCCCCGCGCTCCATCACCCTGAAGTAGGGCATGCGTGCGAAGGTCTCGAACGCCTCGGCGCACGACGCCTCCGTCACGGGGAAGTCGGGGTCGTTGTACTTCTCGAAGAGCGACCTCGACAGCCTCGAGAGGGCCGGCAGGTCGCTCCTGCGAGCCCTCCGTATGGTCACGCCTCGGTCGCGGGCGCTTCGGCGGCCTCGTCCGCGCCGACCCCGTACGAGCGCTTCACGTTCTCGAGGTCGAAGCCGAAGGCCATGCCAACAGCGCCGCGCACCCGGTTCAGCAGCTGGCACGCCGCGCTGTCCTGGCCGTTGGTGGGCACGCCCTCCGCCAGCGCGTCGAGCCGACCGGTGACGTCCTTGGCGATGGCGTCGATCGCCTCGACGAGCTCCTTCTCGGAGGCCCGGATCGCGGCGTAGAAGTTGTCGAGCTCTTCCTTGGTAGCCATTACTTGTCTCACTCTGTCTATCGTGGAGGGAGGGCGGGATTGCCCTCCCCCGAGAGGCCCCCTAGGGCTCGTAGGTGGTGATCTGCAGCTGCTCCACGACGACGTCGGCCTGGTAGGCCTTGCCGGTGACGCCCCCGTCGCTGAAGTCGTACACCCTCGCGCGCAGCTGGATCGGGTTCGTGCCGCCGGTGGTGTCGGTGAACTCGATCGTCCCGGAAGCGGACTTGCGCACGAGAGACGGCTCGCCCTCGTTGGCGACGCCGTTGTTGGCGCTCTCGTAGCGGTAGTTCCCGAGGGAGCCGGTGCCTAGCGTGGTCCAGGTGTTGTCGCTGTTCAGACGCTCCAGCAGGAAGTTGCCCCTGGTGGCGCCTCCGTCCGCGTGGTTGGACCAGCGGGTGCCCGTGAGCGAGAAGGCCAGGCTCGCCACGAAGTAGCGCGTCTTGCCGTTGGTTACGAAGGGACCCACCGCGACGGAGCTGTTGCCGTAGTCGTAGGTGGTCTTCTGGTTGCGGAGCTGGCCCTCGGCGATGCTGCCGTTGAAGAAGGCCTGACCGTCCGTGCGCAGGTAGTACACGGCCTGGGCCTCGGTGCACTCGCTGACGCTGTTCTTGACGGGCCCGTACCACTCGATGAACTGGTTGGCCGAGCCGAAGCCCGTCCCGCTCACCTTCATGTGGGTGCTCGACTTCCAGATGATGCGGCCGTTACCGCCCACCAGGTCGTTGGCGATGATCACGTTGCCGCCCTCAGCGGTGAGAGCCGGGATCACCCTGCCGTCGGCCTTGTTCTTCAGCGAGATGGTGGTCGCCGTGAGCGCCACGTTAGACGTGGGCTGACCGGAGGCGTTGGTGGCGACGATCTCAACCGTCGCGTCCGCCCCCGGCACGGAGGCCGTCTTGCTGAAGTACGCCGTCAGCTTGCCGGTCTGGTCGGCTACGGTGCCCTCCAGCGTGCTCACCTTGGCGCTGATGCCCGACACCTTGCCCGACTCCACCTCGGCGGTGGTCGCCGGCCTGATGCCGCACTTCTGCCAGATGGTGCGCAGGAAGCCCTGGTACCCGGCGAACCCGTCCCAGCCAGCCATCATGTAGAGCTGGATCTGACCCGTGTTGTTGCCGTTGTACACCAGCTTGGTGAAGCTGTAGTTGCCCGTGCCGTGCGGTCCAGTGTAGCCGTCGGTGTCGGGGTCGGTGTTGAAGTTCAGGCGGCCGGTGTGGCCGTTGTTGAACTCCGTGTACACGCCCGCGCCCAGGGAGTTGCCGTCCTCCAGGCGCACCTCGCACTCCAGCACGTACCAGCCCTTGGGGAACTGGCCGTACAGGGTGTTGCGGAGGCCGCAGTTGGTGCCCTGCCTGTCCACCTGGACCGGTCGGACGGCCCCGTAGTTGCTGGGGCTCTGGCTGATCCAGCCGCCGCGGTAGCCCCCGCCGTCCATGCTCCACACGTCCCAGTACGCGGGCAGGCTGTTCTGCGCGCCCGTGTAGCCCGGCTCGGTGAAGGCCGCGTTCCTGTTGAGGTACTCCTTCCGGCCCACCGACGACTCCAGCACGCTCGCCCTCTGGGTGATCGCACTGTCGTTGGCGGCGATGGCCGTCTCCGCCGTGCCGATGCGCGCCAGCACGCCCGTCGTCGGGGTGTTGAACGTGGCCAGCATGTCGTTGGTGCGCTTGACCAGACCCTTGGTGTCGTCGCCCAGCGTCGTCTCGACGTTGGTGATGCGACCGTTCGAGGCGTACTCCTCGGTGACGTCATAGACCTCGCAGCCGGCGACGGCGTACCTCACGCCACCGCCCGCGTTCACGTTGAGGTGGATGCGAGGGCGAGCCCAGGCCATGTTGGCGATGGCCCTCATGTCGTGGACGATCGTGGTATAGTCCCACGCGTTGTCCACGATCTCCGACGACTGCAGCTGCCTCTGCGAGTAGTTGCCGGTGTTGTTGGACGCCCGCCAGAAGAAGCCAGCGTGAACCTGCGAGTTGCCGCTGGACACGTTGCCCAGGCGACGCACCTTCCACACGATGCGGTAGGTGCGGTCCTTCTGCGGCTTGAAGAACCACATCGCCGAGATCAGGATGGACTCGCCCGCCGCCGACACGAACGCCGGGAAGTTCTCGTCCATCATGATGAAGTGGCCGTCGTTCATCACGAAGCCGGTGGCGTTGATGTTGCCCTCATCGTTGGTCCACTGGCTCGGGTTGCCGATGCTGGTGGGCAGGATGCTCTGCGCCGACTTCTTGAAGATGGTATCCGCAGTGTTCACGCGCTGCGTGAGGCCGCTGTTGGCGTCACCCACCGCGGTTACCACGCTGCCGAGCCGGGCCACGACACCAGTGTTGGCGGCGTTGAGCAGCACCGACAGGTCCTCGGTCTTCTTCACGAGACCGCTGTCCTTGTTGCCGATGGCCGTCTCGGTGCTGCCGAGGCGCGCGATCACGCCGTTGTCTCCGAGCAGCGACTCGCTGGCCTGCTGACCCAGCACCTCCGCGCGGGAGGCGGGGCGGATCGAGGCCGACACGAAGTCTACGGTCTTAGCCACCAACCCCTTGTTGAACGGCGTCCAATTGGCCATGCAGTGGAAGTTGACGTTGCCGCCGGTGCCGATGTACACCAGCTGCGTCCACCGCCTGTCCACCACGCTCGCGGAGCTGGTGGTCACGCCGTCGTTATCGGGCGTAGAGGCAAAGTCGATGCTCGCCTGGCCCCCGGCCGTCACGCCGGCACCCCTCCAGTCGCCGCTGCGGATGGCCGCCGCGACGTCGATGACGTACCAGCCCTTGACAATGAACGGCACGTTAACCATACCCAAGCCGCACTCGGAGGCGGGCGCGACGATGCGCACGTTCTTCGAGCCGGTGCCGAAGGCGTCCTGCGTGATGCGGGTAGCAGAGGCGCCCGAGGGCTTGTTCCACCAGTTGTAGCCCAGCGGCAGCTCCTGGTCGGTGGGCCAGACGCCGAAGCGTGGGTTCGCGTTCAGGGCAGCGCCGTCCAGCAGCGCAGCGCTCTCCAGCACCGACGCCCGCTTCGTGATGGCGGTGTCGTTGGTGCTGATGGCCGTCTCGGCGGTGCTGAGGCGACCCTTGACGCTGGTGGAGCCCGTGTTGACGTCCGTGTAGAGGTCCGCGAGGCGCTTCACCACGCCCGTGCTCGGGTCGGAGAGGGTGCTCTCCGTCGTGGTCAGGCGCGCGTTGGTGCCGACGGCGTCGCCGTTGCCCGACAGGTCGGGGATGCCCTTGTACAGGTCGAAGTAGGTCTCCACGAAGGCCTTGGGGTCGCTGTCGACGAGGCCGCCGACCAGCTCCAGGCCCCTGCCCTTGCCCAGGCCCGCACGACCGATGAGCACGTACGCGCCCCGGTTCTTGATGTTGCGGTAGCCCTGTCCAGCGCCGATGCCCTCCATGGCGGCGAGCAGGTCGGCCTGCAAGTGGTTGTTGACAGGCTCGTCGTTCGTCATGATGACGATCGTCTGGCCCTTCGTCACGCCGTTCAGCATGTTGGCCAGCTCGGTGGCCGCAGCGGTGCTCCCGTAGACGTCGTACACCTTCGAAAACGAGATGGCGTTGCTGCCGCTGCCGAACACGACCGCACCGTAGCTGCGACCCACGGCAAACAGAGCCGTCCCGTCAGCAGCGTACAGGCCCGTGCTCGTGTTGCCCCAGGGAGCATCCGTTCCGGCGTAGCCCGCCGACCTGACCAGAAAGCGAACGGGCAGCTGCCCGTAACGCGTCTCAGCCCTGCTCATCCGGCTGGTGAGACCGTTAGTCGGATCTGTGACCGTGGTGGTCAGGTCCGTGAGCTTGGCCGCCACGCCGGTGCCCTGGGTGTTGAGCTGGCTGTCCAGCGAGGTGACCTTCTGGACTAGGCCGCTGTTGGCGTCGCCCACCACCAGCCGGGTGTCGGTCAACTTTGCGTTGATGCCGTCGCCCGCCTTGTTGATCTGGACGTTCAGGTCCTCGGTCTTCTTGACGAGCCCCGAGCTGGCCGTGCCGATGACCGTCTCGGCCGTAGCGAGGCGTGAGGACGTGTCGTCCAAGACCGTGGTGCCGTTGCCGGGCACGTAGGGGTTCCAGGCGGTGTTGCCCTCGTAGGTCTCACCGAAGTAGGGGCGCCAGATGAACATCCAGCTGTTAGTCTCGCCCGAGACCGTCCCCCACTTGCCGAGCCCCACCTCGACCTGCACCGCGCCTGCAGGCGGCTTGACCGACTTGAAGCCCATCTGAGTGTAGTTCTTCGGATCCACGCCGCCGGTGGCCACGGTGGCCCCGCCCGTCCAGTTGGTCTGGCTGGTGATCTGCGCACCCGAGGCGTCGAACCAGATCATCCGCATCTCGGCCCTGCAGCGGTGCGCGGCGTTGAAGGAGTAGAACTGGTACCAGCGGGTGTCGTCCACGGGCAACCGCTCGCTGATCTGCGCCGCCGCGTAGCCGGTGACGCCGGCGTCCCCCTGCGAGTACAGGGAGAAGACGTTCTCGTCCTTGGGATGCCACTCGTCGGTAGGGTTGTTCACCCCGATGTTGAGCCCCGTCGGAACGTTCCAACCGGTGGTCTTCTTGTTCGGCCAGCTGGTGTTGGGCAGCATGTTGCCCGCCGGGATAGGCCGCACCTCGAGCTTGCTCGTGCGCGCCACTACGCCGGTGGTGCCGTCGTTGAGAGCGCTCTCCGTAGCCTCCAGCCGCGCGGTCAGGCTCTTGCCCGTGGTGTTGTTGCCTACCGAGGTCTCCAGCGCGCTGATCTTCGCCGCGTAGCCGGTGCCGGGGGTGCTGATGGCCGTCGAGATGTCCTTGACGCTGGCGCGAGTGTCCAGGATCTCCGTCACGTCTTGGACGCTGCACCCGGCCACCATGAAGCGCGCCCCCGCGCCGCCGCCGTTGTTCAGGTGGACGCGGGGCCGAGCCCAGCCCATACCGTCGATGCCCTTCATCTCGTAGGACAGCTCGTCGTAGTCCGTCGCGCTGCCCTTGAGCGTGGAGGCGTCTACCGACTTGGTGGCGTAGTTGTCACCGCCGTTGGTGCCCTTCCAGACGAAGCCGAAATCCACGAGGGACGTCCCGCTCGTCGCCGCGTTCCAGCGACGGACCTTCCACGTGACGCGGTAGGTACGGTCCTTCTGCGGCTTGAAGAACCAGGTCGGTGCCAGCTTGATGCTCTCGCCCGCGTTGGTGGTGAAGGTCATCACGCCCTCGCCGTTGAGGTAGAAGCGCGACTCCGTCAGGTCGAACACCGTCGGCTGGAGAACGAGCTCCTGGCTCGTCCAGTTGCCGGGGTTGAGCATGTTCTCCGGCATGATCTGCTGGCCGGACTTAGTGACGCTCGTGCTGAGGTCGTTGGTCTTCTTCACTAGCCCCTTGGTGCTGTCGCCGATGGCGAGCTCGGCGGTGCTCAGGCGCGCCGTAACGCTGGGACCGCCGGTCGGGTTGATCTGGACGTTGAGGTCGTTGAACGACTTGACGAGACCCGAGGTGCTGTCGCCCAGGGTCGTCTGGACCGTCTGGAGCCGAGCCACCACGCCGGACTGGGGCGTGTTGAGGGTGTCGTCGGCCTTCTGCGCCTTGATCTCGGGGTCCGTGGCGGGGCGCACGTTGACCAGGTACAGCTCGTAGACGCTGTCCACGCCGGTGTTGTTGCTCGGGCTGCTGGTCTGGCCCATCTTGAGGCCCAGGAAGGTGACCAGCTGGTCCGCGTCGGCGTTGGTGATCTGCATCAGCTTGCGGAATCGGTAGGTCTTGCCCGCCGCCCCGTCCCCAGGAGCGCCGCCGCTGGTGTCCGGGTCGGATCCGCACTTCAGGGAGTACTCGTTGGAGTTGGCGCCGCCGCTGGTCCGGGTGCGGGCGAAGATCCCCAGCCCCTGCAGCGTGCCGGAGATCAGCTTCACGTCCATCTCGAGGACGATCCACTGGCTCTGGCGCACGACACCCATCGGGCTAGCCGCGCTCATGTAGGTCCCCACGCCCGCCGTCGTGCTGGCGCGCAGCGCGTAGCCCACGCCGCCCTCCCCCAGGACGCGCGTCAGGCGGGCGGCTCCGGGGTCGCCCTCGTTGTTCCAGTAGGCGGGGCGACCGCTGGTCGTCGCGTACTGGCCGAACTTCGGGTTGGGCGTGAAGCCGGTCCAGCCGTAGTTGGTCTCGTTGACCGTGATGCGGGCGCTCATGGCGCTGTCGTCGGCCGCTCGAGTGACGGCCTCGTCGGTCAGCAGGCTAGAGACGGTCTTGCCGCTCTGGATGCTCCCGATAAGGGTCGTGCGTATGGACTGCGTATCGGCCAGCCGGTTGTTGACCTCCGCCGTCACCCCGGCCGCCGCGTCGTCGCCCGCCTTCTTAGCGGCGTTGATGTTGACCTGCAGCGCGCTCGCCGTGGTGTCGACCTTCGCGCTGGCGTCGTCGCCCGCCTTCTTGGCGTTCGCTATGCTGACGTTCAGGGTGGAGGTCGAGCTGCTGATCGCCAGGGCCGCGTCGTCGGCCACCTTCTTTGCGGCGGTGATCGACCTGTTGATGGCCGAGTCGGCGCTGCTGATGGCAGTGGCGGTGTCGTTCAGGGCCTTGGTGAGGCCGCTGTTGGCGTCCCCGATGGCGTCCTTGCTGTCCTTGGCGCTCTTGACGAGGTCCTGGGCCTTCTGGCCGGCGACGTAGGTGTCGTTGGGAGAGCCGCGGGTGGAGCCCGCCTCGGCCGCTGAGTAGGACAGGATGGTCACGTCCGCGTCGGCGGTCACGCCGGTCGGGTCGGACGCCTCCTTGGCCAGCAGGGAGTAGACGCGCGAGCTCTCGTTGAAGCCGGCCACCACGAGCGTCCCGCCCGTGCCCACGCGGGTCGAGCCGAGGTACCACTCGAACGTGGGGCTGACGAAGCCCTGGGCCCTCGCCACGAGGGAGAGGGTGACCGGGGCGAAGCCGCCGCCGTCCTGCTTCAGGAAGGTGGTCACGGGCGCGTCGATGGTGACGGCGCGGAGCCAGTTGTGGGTCAGCGTGATCGCGGCGCGGGGGTCCGTCGTCGTGATCCGAGACATGCGACCGTTGGACGACAGCGCCTTGACGCCGAAGAACGCGCTCGCCGCGTTGACGCTCGGCAGGTCGTAGCTGGGCGTGGTGGTGCGGGCGATCTCGGTGAGGATCGGCTTGCCGTCCCCGTCCGTGCCGTCCACCCCGGCCCTGTGCATGAACCACACGTAGGCCGAGAACTCCGGGAACGCGACGGGGTCGCACTCCAGCCGTCCCGAGCTGTCCGTGTTGTCCTTGTTCGGGGCCAGGTACCTGATCTCGTAGGGCTGCGGCAGGACGATGTTGTACACCGGCGGGGCGCTGATGTTGACGTCGTCCTTGACGTTCCAGGCGAGCTGGGTGTAGTCGAAGCGAGACGCCTCGACCTCGCAGCGGTCGTCGCCGACCACCTTGACGCCCTCGACACGGAGGTACAGGGGCTGTGCGTAGCCGACGTTCAGGGTCAGGCTCTTCAGCTGAACGAAGTCGCCGGGCTCGTAGAAGCGGTCGGTGACCACGTACTTGAACTTGTACCCGGCCGCCGTGCGGCTCGACCGGACGAGCTCCTCCGCCTTTGCCAGCGCGTGCTGGGTGTCGGTGATGCCGTCCGAGAAGATGTCGGCCTCGAGCTCCAGCCCGTTGTCCTCGGCCAGCATCTCCTTGTAGACCGCGTCGCTCTCGGTGACCTGGGCGTAGCTGTCGTAGGACGTGCTGCGGGTCGTCCAGAGCACCACGTTGGCGTTGTCGATCTTGACCGCCACCGCCTTGGCCGCGTTGCCGTCGTTCGTGCCGCTGACGGTGATGGTGTAGACCCGGACGCCCGCCGAGGAGCCGAGCGTCACCGACCGCTTAGCGGGGACCTTCCAGTTGTTGTTGCTGAGGGACAGCACGCTGGCCCCGCTCTGGTCGTCCTTGATGCTGACGCTGATGGTGTTGTCGCCGGTGGCCGCGAGGGCGTAGGTGCCGGCTTGGTCCGGGTTCACGCGCAGCTTCCAGGTCATGCTGGTGCTGTCGCCGGCCCCGTTCCAGACGCCGTAGGCGCTCAGCAGGCGGCCGCCCTCCTTGAGCTCGTCCCAGCCGCCCACGCCCTGCGGGTAGCTCTGGGCACCGATGCCTCGGGCGTAGCTGTTGTTGTACTTGGGCGGCCAGGAGACGCTGTCCTCCTTGAACCCCTCGTACTCGTTGTGGAAGCGGATCTTGCAGTGGTTGTAGCGGTCGCTGGCGGTCGGCCACGCGATGCTGACGTCCTCGCCCATCACGAGGTCGTCGTCGGTGATCACGCCGGCCAGAACGATCTTGTCGTTCGTCTCCGGGTACTGCATGCTCAGACGGTACTTGCCGCCCGACCAGACCAGCCGCGCGTCGCCCATCGTGGAGAGGATGGCCTCCACGTTCTCGCGGACGGGCTTGCTGGTGTCCACGACGATGTTGCACTCGTAGAGCGGCAGGTCGCGGGTGTCCGTCGCGCCGATCCCGTCGGTCGGCTTCCAGAACTTGCCCCCGACGGCCACGCCCGACTGCACCACCTTGCGGCAGAGCGCGTCGGCCGCCTCGAAGCTGAACAGGTCCAAGTCGCCGACGTCACAGCCCTTCCCGTTCTCCCTGTCGAGCAGGTAGTCGAGCAGGCAGAGCGACGGGCTCGTCGTGTAGCGGTACTTGGTCGGGTCCTCCTCGTACGACTTGGTGGTCGACAGGACGCCGTTCGCCACCCAGCGGACCTTGCGGCCCTCGATGTAGCTCTGCACGCCGGGGACGCCCTGGAACTGGGGGTCGTCCCGGTCGATGCGGAAGAAGGCCGACAGGTAGGCCGCCCGAGTGAACTTGGAGTCCTTGCGCTCGGGGAAGTTGGCGGCCATGACGGAGTCCGCCCCGCCGTTGTAGTGGTAGTCCAGGCGCAGCGCGGCCTTGACCCCGGACGTCTTCTTCTTGCCCGTGGTGGCCTGGATCTCGCCGTACGTCCCCAGGGTGGGGTCGTCGATGAACCGCGCGCCGTCGATGATCACGTCCCTGACGGCGTTGATCGGCCCCACGCAGAGGGCCTGCTGGTACGCGAGGAAGTCGTTCTTGCCGCCGGACAGCGGGCCGGACATGTAGCCGGACCCCTGCTGCGATACGGTGCCGAGCATCCCCAGCTGAGCGTACAGGTTCGCGTCCCAGATGGAGTAGGTGTAGTTGTACCCGGCGTAGGCCGGGGAGCCCGTCAGGAAGCTCTTGTCCGAGTTCGGCGCATCGAAAGCGAAGTCGTTGCGCGTGTTGTGGTACGTGCGGGTGCCGCCGATCATGGCGCGACCGTAGACGATGGGCAGGTACTCGGGCTCGCCCTCGACCACCAGCTCGAAGCCCTTGCGGGCGTCCGCCGCGGCCTGCGCCTGCGCCTTCATCTTCTTGGCCTGCACGACCTGGTAGGCTGCGGACGCCGCCGAGATGACGAACGCCGCTGCCGCGATGATGATTACTTCGAGACCCATTAGGACCTCCCCCACTTTAGCACGAGCGCGCCCGAGCCGTTATAGATCTTATCGCAGCTCGAGTCCTCCGGGTCCCTCGCGCGCATGACGTCGCGGGACAGGTAGGTGCCCTTGCTCATGTCCAACGAGACCATGGGGCTCGCCCCGGTCATGTCGAACAGCGACTCGCCGACCTCCTCCGTGCTGACGTTGGACGTCATGCCGTCGACCCGCCCCTTGTACACGATGAACGTGTCCTCGATGTCGGTCAGGGGCAGGTTGGTGTCGGGGTCCAGGAAGCAGAGGCGAACCTCCATCCTCTTGCCGACGAGGCCGTTCTCCGCGTCCGCGGCCCCCTGGAACTCGGGGTCGGCCAGCGTCACGCGGTACTGCTCCCGGTCGACGTTGGAGCTGATCTTGGGTGGGTCCACGGAGACGATGAAGTCGTCCGCGGCGTACGTGATGTCGTTGCCGAGCTTCACGGTGTTGTAGTGGGTCGTCGAGGCCCGGTAGACGCTCAAATCGGCGTTGAGCAGGTGAAGGCAGAAGAACGCCCTCGCCCGCCCGTCGGCGATGAGCTGTCGAACCCTCGGGCTGAACAGCAACATATCTCAAATCCTCTCAATTAGCTTGACCGTACCCGCGTCCATGAGGACGCCGTCCTCGTACGACATACCGATCACTGTGTCGGTGTCGTAGAGGCAATTCATGACGACGTTGTCTCGGTGGGTCAGCGATGTCGCGTTGACCGCCACGCGCAGCTCCGGGAAGATCCTCATCGTCCCGTTGCCGTTCAGGTCGGCGGTCAGCATATATACCTTCGAATGGTTGGCGAAGCGGATGAACGTACCCTTGGGCACGAGCCCGCCGTTACCGGAGACGGTGAGGGCCGTAGCCCCCGCCGCCCCCGTCGCCGTGAACGCCGAGTTCGACGTTCGCCTCTTTATGACGCCCCCGTTCTGGGGGACGTAGATCGTAACCGGCTCCGAGTGGCCGCTGGTCACCAGGTTGACCATCAGGTCCTGCGCGCCAGCGCCGAGCGGCTCGAGCCGGGTCTCTAGTTCCCAGCGTTGAGCCGCCCGCCGCCCGACCTGCCTCCGGAGAGACAGGGTATCGGAGACGAACACGGGCCGGTTGGAGCGTAGCGTCATGGGCACCACGAACTGCGCGATGACGACCCCGTTGTCGACGATACCGTAGGGCATTACCTGTATCCCTGTTCCTTATTGTGCTGCCTGACCCCCGCAGCGATCTGCGGGAGCATCTCGTAGATGGTCGCCTTGGTCTGCCGGTTGATGTCCCCGGTGATGCCAAGGTTGATCTCGGTCTTGCCGCTCTCCTGGCGGGAGGGCAGCTTCGACTCGTCGATCGTGCCCACGGTGGGCAGGGCTAGCATGCTGGACTCAGACGCGCCCACCACGCCGCCGGTGGCGAACTTCGGGAGGGTGTCGTTGTTGATGGCGTTCAGGAGCGGCCGGTACTTGCGTGCCTGCCGTGCCTTGATGATGTGCTCGTCGTCGGAGACCATGGCCAGGATGCTGTCGCTGGTCCCGGTGCCGGGGCCGCTGATCTTGCCGTTGGTCGAGACGGCCCCGCCCTCTGCGAAGAAGCCCCCGATGAGGGTGCCGAACAGGGAGCCGAGACCGGCCGCAGCGCCGACCACCCCTCCAGCGGACATGCCGCTGAGGGAGCCGCCGATGCTCTTGGCAACGTCTGTCCCGGCGCTGGTCAGGCTGTCGCCCAGCAGGCCGGCGACGTCGCCCCCGGTGCTGCCGAACAGGTCGGCGATGCCGGTGCCCGCGTCGGTGATCCCGGTGTCCAGGAGGCCTGCCCCCTTGCCGAAGATCTTGCCGATACCGCTGGTGCCGGCGGACAGGAGGTTGCCCCCGATGCCGCCGCTCTCCGGGCTGTCGGAGATGGGGTTGAAGTCCCAGCCCGACATGAACGAGCCCAGCGGGCCTTCCTTCTTCTTCTTCTTGCCGAACAGGCCGCCGAAGAAGCCTCCCACACCGCCGAGGTCGAGCTTGCCGTCCTTGTTGCCTCCGAAGATGCTACGGATGCCCTGCGTCACGACGCCGTTCTCGCCCGTGATCGGGGCGGTGATGGCGCCCGTGGCCTGACGGAGGATGTCCTGGGACAGACCGTTGAAGATCGACTTGAAGAAGCCGCCCTTACCGGTGAAGGCGTTGAACAGCGCGTCGTTGAGGTTGCGGTCCAGGGACTGGGCCAGCTGCTCCCCGGCCTGCCGGAGAGAGTCGCCCATGTGCACGACCCGGTCGGTGAACCGGTCCATGTTGCCCTGCACGTTCTGGAGCTCTCGCGCGAGGACGGAGGTGTCCTGCCCGGTAGCGTCCGCGGCCGCGATGGCCTCGTTGAGGTCGTCGATCCGCTCCTGGTACGCGCCCAGCTTCGCCAGCTGCTTCGGGTCGAAGAGGTCGAGGGTCTTCAGGTCCATGCCGGCCGTAGCCAGCTTGTCCTTCAGCCCGCCGCCGTTCGCCCCGGTGAAGCGCTTGCGAGCACGGTCGATCTTGTCGGCCGTGTCGGCGTTCACCTCACCCCTGCCGTAGTCCACGAGAGGGTTCGCCGTGACGACGATGTCCTGACCCTCAGCCTCCGGAGACCTCGCGACCGACGGCTTGTAGGCCGCCATGTTCTTGGCCACGTAGTCCTGCGTCTCCTTGGGGAGCCGCTTGAGCCAGTCCTCGCCGCCCCTGCGCATCGCCTTGTTCAGGTTGCCGGGGCCAGCGTTGTAGGCAGCCCACATCTTGTCAACGGAGCCGTAGATCTTGAGGAGGGCGGACAGGTAGTCCTTGCCCACCCGAGCCAGCTCGTCCGCCGAGCCGTCCCGAGCAGCCCTCACCCCGAAGCCGGGGTCCCTCGCGGTGCCCGGCATGACCTGCATCTCGCCCTGCGCGCCCTTGGAGGACCGCAGGAGCTTCCCGCCCTTGCCGTAGCGACGACCGCCGCTCTCGGTGTTCAGGGTGATGTCGACCAGCTTGCCGAAGTCGTCGGGGGTGGCAGCGACGCCGGCCGGGGTGGCCGACAGGGTCG